ATTTCGGAATTTGAGGTTGAAGTCGAGTGCATCAAACTATCTACCAGCAAATCATCAGTCGATACGTCAAGAGCATTGGCAATATCAACCAAGGCATCAAGACTTGGGCGTTTGATAGCGGATTCAATTACGCTAATATGTTTTCGTGTCATGTTAAGCTGCTCTCCCAGGGCCTCTTGCGTGATACCAGCTTGTTTTCGGGCATTTGAAATGCGCTTGCCCAAAGCTTTATAATCAGTAGCCATGTGCTTTTCTCCTTATGATTACCCGCATAAGGCAGTACAATTATCTCGCATGATGGTGGGCAGAGCAACTCTATATCAAAGGTTCTAAGACCGCAAAGGGACACACGGCTAACTGCTCTGTGGTCTTAGGATATTTTGCTACCCATCAGGTAGCAAAAAGCAACTCATGCTACCTGATGGGTAGCAGTCAAAACGCAACAAATGCTTTATAATAGAAGTGGGAAAAGACTGCGAATAGGAAGGTGAGACGATGGCAGACAAGATAGAAAAAGGAATTCTTACATTATATAGTGATGTACAGGCAACTTCTGTTCGCTGGTTGTGGTATCCATTCATTGCAGTGGGAAAGATAACATTGCTACAAGGCGATCCCGGCGATGGAAAATCAACCATGATGATGAATCTGATTGCGGAACTTTCTAAGGGTGGGAAAACACCGGATGGAAAGCCTGTTGGGATGCCGCAGAGGGTTATCTACCAGTGTTCGGAAGATGGAGTATCAGATACCATTAAACCCAGACTGGAAAGATGCGGCGCAGATTGTAGAAAAGTAGCTTTTATCAATGAAGAAACATACAGCGGTTTGACATTGGATGATGAGCGCATCCGGCAGGCAATTATAGAATTTCGCCCATGGCTTGTAGTCATAGACCCGATTCAGGCGTATTTAGGGAGCGATTCTGATCTCCAGATTGCAGGGAGAGCCAGAAAGCTGATGCAGAGACTTGGAATGTGGGCATCAGTTTATGATTGTGCTATTGTACTGATTGGTCACCTCAATAAGAAAGAGGGAACGAAAGGTCTGTATCGGAGTCTTGGCAGTATAGATGTTGTGGCGGCAGCTCGAAGCGTTTTGCAGGTGGAGCGTGACTCGGAAGATGCGAATATACGCATTGTCCGGCAGATAAAGAACAGTCTAGCTCCGTCGGATGGAGAAATCCGATTTTCCATAACAGCAGAGACAGGTTTTCAATGGCTGGAGTGCCGGAGTGCATCCATTCCATCGGCAGAACCTGAAGTGCCGGAATTTGCGTCAAAAACAGAAAAGGCAGCATATCTGATAAAAAAGTTGCTTTCTGATGGCGATATGAGAGCAAGAGAAATCTATATGCGGATGAAAGATGAAGGAATCAGCCGCAGAACCGCAGAAAATACGAAGAAAGAACTCGGTATCCGAAGTTATCGGAAGATGCGACAGTGGTATTGGAGCATCCATACGGGAGAATGAGGAAAAGCACATGATTACCGGTGAAGTAGAAGCAGTAGACCGTAAGCAAAAAATCAGAGACCGCTATAAGGGCGTAGATATATCGGAATTGGAAGTCATTCCCGCCAAAATCATAGAGGATTTGGAAACAAGTTCTGTGATTCGGCGTGTGGCAGCATATATCCGTGTTTCCACGGATAATGATGAACAGACTTCTTCGTATGAACTTCAGAAAAACTATTATACGGATTATATTCAGGCACAGCCGGGATGGGTATTTGTTGGAATCTATGCGGATGAGGGCATCAGCGGCACATCTCTGGAACACCGAAAAGGGATGCAGCAGTTGATTGAGGACTGCAAGGCAGGCAAGATTGACCTTGTTCTTACAAAATCCATTGCCCGTTTTGCTCGAAATATCGTTGACTGCCTTTCTGTGATTGAACTTCTGAAAAATCTGAATCCGCCTGTGGGTGTGAAATTTGAAGCAGATAATATCTATACGCTGGACAGCAATGGACGCATGATTCTGACGATTCTGGCATCTGTGGCAGAGGAAGAATCGCATTCCAAATCTATCATTATGAACTGGTCGATTGATCGGCGGTTCAGCCGTGGCCTGTTCCTGACCCCTGCATTGCTTGGATACGATAAAGACGAGGAAGGCAACCTTGTAATTAACCCGGAGGAAGCACAGACGGTAAAGGTGATTTACTACCTGTACCTGAATGGATATTCGCTTACGGAGATTGCAACTCTTTTGATGGAGTATAGCCGTAAGACGAAGTTGGGACGTGTGGAGTGGAATCCCGGTACACTTGCAGGTGTTCTGGCAAATGAGCGCCATTGTGGTGATGTACTGGCAAGAAAGACCTTTACACCGAACTTTTTGACGCATAAATCAAAGAAAAACAACAATGATCGGACACAGTACAGGCAGAAGAATCACCATGAAGCCATTGTTTCCAGAGAAGTTTTTAATGCAGCCAATCATCTGCGGGCATCCCGCAATTATTCAAAGAAAAACAGACCCTTGCCCGTGTTGAGCGTGGTTGAAGATGGGATTTTGCGAGGATATGTGCCTTTTGATAAGGATTGGACAGGTTTTTCGGCAGAAGAATACAGGGAAGCCTCTGAAAGCGTGATGAAAGAACCGGATGTCACTGTTACTGCGGATGTGAAAAAGCGTCTTGATCTGACGGGCTATGAAGTGGTCAGGGCACAGTATTTTTCTACCATGCAGAATCCGGCCATGACGATTTCTAATGGACGATTGCGCTTTAACACCGCTTGCTTGAAAAAGTTTGAAAATGTTGAATATGTGGAGCTGCTGTTAAATTCTGTTGAACGCTGCATTGCCATTCGCCCCTGTAACAAGAATAATCCAAACGCGATCCGTTGGGGCAGACTGAAAGAGGGACGTTGGTGTGCAAGCACTTTGGGCTGTCGTGGACTTGCAAAGACTTTATTTGACATCATGGAATGGGATGAGGATTTGCGTTATCGGTTTCGTGGTCAGTTTTTGGAACAGGGCGATAACAAAATGATGCTGTTCGCATTTGATGAGCCTGAAATGATTAAGGTGGAAGAAATCGTTCTGCCTCCAAAGGAAAACACCGAAGAAGATGAGGGCGAAACGGTCAGAAAGAAGATTTACATTTTCCCACCAGAGTGGGCCGGGACATTTGGACAGCCGATTACAAGTATTGCGCAGGTGGGTATCTTACGGCAGGAGCATTATGCCGGAAACTG